ATGTAACTGTATATGTTGATCCTGATGGGTCTGCACCTGACGCAATTTCATCAACAACCATCTCTACGTTACTAGTATCTAGTTGCAAATAAAGATCCTGTAATCCAATTACATCATTTGAGTGAGGAACAACAGAAATTTCCATAATTTGTTGAGCATCTTTTGTCTTACCTGAGACGATATTAATAGGATTAAGGGTCATTCTACCAGTTTTATAGTTAACAACTCCCACATTTTGCCTTTCAATCATCGGAGTTGTCGAACCTGGTGCGTCTAAAGAGAATAAACCAAGTGATCCAGTGCTCCTATCGGTGTTTGGAAGGTCATAAAGGTAAACTGGGTTGGTAATATCCAATACTCTAAAGGCAGTAGAACGAATATTGAACCCATCCATAGACGAAATATGAAATTCATTACCAAAATCAATGGCATATTCTGCAAATTGATCGATAGCTAACCTTAAATCGCGTCTCATTTCAATCGTTGTGATGTTAGAAGTGATAGATTCGTGACTTTGATCAATAACTTTAAGGAATTTACTGTATTTAAACCTTGCTCCATACTTATTTAACTCAGCAGAAGCAGCTAATTTGTTAATATTGTTTAAAATTGTTGATGAAACCATCAGTGCATTAGGTGCAAGACTCGTATTATAGTAAACTTTACTATCAGTCTCAAGATAGAGATACTTGAGATCGAGAATTTCGGGCACAATTCCCGCTACAGAGTATTTTCTGAGGTCTCTTTTGATATTTTCTTTAATTGCATTGGGCACAAAGTCACCAGTTCGTGGTTTTATACTAATAAAAACCTTTCCATACTGTGGAGGAATCAATTCTTCACCACCATAAACTGAAATTGACTCAGTTTCTGGATAAATTTTGTTAGGAATCAATATTTCATAGTCATTTGAGGTTAAAGCTCGGTTTTGAGTCGCATAAATCTGCGGTGCAAACTTTTTAACAGAGTCAACACTCTCAATTTCATCTCCACCACTAGAGGGATTAGTAGCAGTTAGAAGAGAAATACCACTAGTTACAGTGTTTTCGACTGCATTTCGGTTGTAAGTGAGTTTTCCACTAAAACTTACGTTACTTACACCGTTAGCATCCGATCCATTTGAAATAATGTATGAAACTTCGACTATATTTCCGTCTTCTAGTGCTTTTCCAAAGATTCCATCACCAAAAATAACCTCATATTGCTCATCTTCGATCTCTTGAATGTAATATATAAGAGAATCTTTAGTAATTGAACTTCCTGTAACGGCATCAAATAGACTATCTTGCCTTGTATAGCTTGAAAGCAGTGAAGAAGTCGAAGATGGTCTTACATAAACCTCTAAACTGCTTAAATCTATCCCTGAATTCGATAAAATGAACCTTTGATTGATATTATTTGAAGAAAATGGGAATTTTTGATCAATTACAGTGCCTTCTCTGATATCTACATCTAAAAATGATGCAACTCCGTCAATTACAGGTTTTGTAACGTCTTTTGTGATGCCAAAAACAAAAGATTGGCCTCCAAATTGATTTGAAGACGCAACTGGGCCTTTTTTTAAGGTAATTGTTGTTGGTGGAGGTGTAATTCCTGGCTCTACAGTGAAATTTACCGACATATTTGACGCTTTTCTTGATCTTGGCACATATCCGATGTTTCTAGCGAGTGCAACAACGTTTTCTCTAAGTGTTGCACTGTCAATAAAGACCTCATTTGAGATCATATTGGCATTATATGAAGTAATGTAAGTATTATATGCTAA